CAGATGCGCGTGAGAGCGTCTTATATAAGGCTGTTCACATGGGTCATCCGTGTACTGTGTGGACTATGGTCAATGATAACAACTATATGTGGCATTATGAACACTTTACAGAACTATGTAGAGAATACACATATCGATATGGCAAAGTCCATATGACAGACACCCTATTGCGTACTGCATTAGGCAGACTTCCAAAAAATATCAAGGATGGGTATAAGTATACCCTCACTCCATTTCCACTTGCTATGAAAGCAAATCCAGAGTGCATTTTTCCCGAAAACCCTGTAAAATCATATCGTATGTTTTATGAAACTAAGCAGGAAAGATTCAGTATGGTATGGACAAAACGCAAAATCCCCGAATGGTTCAACAAAAAGGAAACTCTATGAACCCTATATTATATATTCTAATGAGAACTGACATGACTTCTTTGAACGCCGGAAAGGCGATGGCCCAAGCCAGTCATGCAACAAATGCATTTATTCAAGAGGCCGCCCGTGTAGATGACGAGGAAATAAAAGAACTTGTGGAAATATGGTCTACTCAAACTTGGCAAGGTTTTGGTACTGTATTAGTTTTGGGTTGTAACGAAACAGAAATGAATGAGGCAGTTGATTATTCGCGCCGAGATTCGGAGTATCATTGTAGACCTTTTTTGGAAGGTGTTGTGCATGATCCGACATATCCCGTCCGCGATGGGGAAATGACACATTATGTTCCTGTTGATACATGTGCATTTATTTTTGGCGACAAAGACGAGATTGACTTTCTCGATGGTTTAGATTTGCATGACTAGATATAAAGTTTTGAAAAGGTGTTGACAGAGCATAGTGATGTGTGATATAAGTAGTTGTATAAACAAAATAGAGAAGAGACTATGATTCTAATAGACCTAAGTCAAGTTATCATATCCAATCTAATGACACAGGTTGGTCCACGAACCACAGAAATCGATGAAATGTTGGTGCGTCATATGATATTGACGAGCATACTCAACATAAAAAAGAAATTTTCAGCCGAGTACGGTAATATCGTAATCTGTTGCGATAATAAAAATTATTGGCGAAAAGACTTATATCCATATTATAAGTATTCTCGCAAGAAGGAAAGAGAAAGTTCTGGAATAGATTGGAGTTTGATTTTCAATACAATGAATGATGTCAAACGCGAATTGAAAGAAGTGTTTCCTTACAAAATTATCGAACAGGATCGCGCCGAGGCGGACGACATTATTGCAGTTTTGACTCAGACATATGCAGTACACGAAAAGGTATTGATTATGTCTAGTGACAAAGACTTCAAACAATTGCAAAAGTATCCTAATGTGGCGCAGTACAGCCCCATGCAGAAAAAATATTTGCAGGAAGATAACCCTATCAAATATCTTCGCGAACATATCATTCGCGGCGATAAATCCGATGGTATTCCAAATTTCCTCAGCGATGATGAGGTATTTGTGGAAAATCGTCGGCAAAAACCTATCACAAAAAAACTTCTAACAGGGTGGATGGATATGACCAGAACACCAGAAGATTTTTGTGATGCAAACATGTTGGAAAGATGGAAAAGAAATGAGGCCTTAGTTGATTTAACAAATGTACCAGAAGAGATCAAGAAAGAAATTTTAGACAAATTTGAAATGTCTCCGGTGGGTGATATGAAAAAAGTCTTTAATTATTTTATCAAAAATCGCATGATGATGTTGATGGAAGAAATCGACTCATTTAAAGAAAAAGAATACAAATCTTATCATGAACTAGATGTAATGAGGACCGCATGACAGAAAGAACTAAAAATTACAAGTGTTACTCAAAGGTAATACCAATCGTGTTTCAAGACCATTGTTATGGGTTTGAAGTTAAATTGACTGAAGTAAATAGTATTTGGTCGCAAGATGGCAGATCTGTTGTCACAAAGAAATTCTTTGTTGATGAAACGAATGCCAAAGAGTATGCAGAGTCCGTCAGAGTTTAACTCTGGCGGCCCATACATAGGAGAAGACGGATGATAAAAACTGCAATTAAAATATTAGCGTTGTCAACTTTATTGACTGCGTGTTCTCATACACTAAGTTTATCGGTACAGGCTGCAGAAAGAGTAACCGGAACTATTGTTGGAATACAACCTGTATATAGTACAAGATATGAGAATGTTCCCGAATTAGTTTGTAACAATGTTCACGTTCCATTGACTAATAATGCAAATGTTTTGCAGGGAGCAATCATTGGTGGAATTATTGGTTCTGCATTGCGCGGTGGAAGTGAGGTAAGAAATCGCAACACAGGAGCGATAATCGGAGCTTTCATTGGGGCCAATCAATCTAGTGGAAACAATGTTACTAGAGTTGAGAACCGTTGTCAAACAGTCAATAGACGCAATTCTTATCAGGTGATTGAAAAATATTGGCTGGACATAAGAGTTCACGGAACTACTATTCGCCGGTCGATATATGCAAATAACAATCGTCCAAATGTTCACGTTGGACAAAAAATAGATGTAATGGTAAATTATTCTATAAATTAATTTTATGAAAATTAATAAACTGTAAAGAGGGCAACCAATAATATGCAACAATATCCTATCGTATTTGAGAACTTTTTTTCTGATTCCGAGTGCAAAACTCTTTTAGAACTGGCCACAGACAATGAAGAGCTGTTTGAAATGACCGCATGTCCCATTCCAAGATGGGACAAAAGAAATATCCACGCATATATGCTTCAAAAGGATCATAAGACCGAACACACCGTTCTTTTAGAGATAGCAGAACGGATACAAAATAAAATTCGAGAAATTGAAAATGACAAAAATGTTTGGTTAGAAGTCCCTATGTATTCACGTTGGCTACAGGGCGATGATTTGATGCCCCCACATGCAGATAATATAGAACCGGATGGAATAACACCAAACAGTTCGCCATGGAGATCGCACGGAGTTGTTTTATATTTGAATGATAATTTTTTGGGTGGAGAACTATATTATGAAAATCACGACATGACAATAAAACCAATGGCTCGGTCTTGTGCCATTCATCGCGCGGGCATTGTGGACCGACATGGAGTTCTCGAGGTGCAAGAAGGAACACGCCATACAATAGTGACATTTGCGTGTGTCGATAAAAATTATGTTGATAAACAAAAATATAGTTTCTTGGATGGATATAACGAAATGTACAAATGATAAAATCTTCAAATTGAGCCCTTGACAAGTGCCGACTAGCCTGATAGCTTATTAGTATAGAAAGAATCACTTGTCACTGAAAGGACAAAATATGCAAGATCAAATCGCAACTCTCCTCGAAACAATCAAATCTGATTACTTTAACTGGACTTCTCGCAATGGGACTCATGAATTGTCACCACACAATCTTGAAATGATTTCTGAATTTAATGAAGGACTCGAAGTTTCTGAAGGTAGTAAATACATAAAAATCTTGTCAAAACGGTCTGTTTGGGGGTTCGTTGTAAAAGGTGACAACGACAAAAAATTTCGGAAAGGTGATATTCTAAAAGCCGCGGGTTGGGCAACTCCTGCTCGGAACCACGCTCGGGGAAATATCCTAGATGGTGGTTACACAATTCAGTGGACAGGACCACTTTACATGTAAAAAGAGTTGAGGGGGTTGACACCCCCTCTTTTTTGTGATACAGTAATAGTATAGAGAGAATCATAGAAGGAAAATATAATGATTGCAGTGAAAAATAAAACAATCTTGGTTGATTGTGATGGAGTACTCCTAGATTGGGGGTACGCCTTTGCTTCTTGGATGGATCGGCATGGATATGTCGCAACAGGAAGTAGCGAATATGATATTGGTGTCAAATATGGATTGCCAAATTGTGAAAAAGAAAAATTAGTACGGATGTTTAATGAAAGTGCCGCAATTCGGAAACTACCTCCTTTGCGGGATGCAATTAAATATGTCAAAAAATTGCACGAAGAACATGGTTATATTTTCCATGCAATCACCAGTTTGAGTACCGATCAATATGCGTGTCATCTACGGACAAAAAACCTTCGGGAATTGTTTGGAAATACAGCGTTTGAAAAGTATGTATACCTTGACACAGGTGCTGACAAAGATGACGCACTACTGCCTTACAAAAATACCGGATGTTATTGGGTAGAAGATAAGCCAGAAAATGTTGATTGTGGTATCAATCTTGGACTCTCCGGTATTCTTATCGCACACGATCACAATGTTGGTTATGATGGAAGCGCGGTGCGGGTTCAAAACTGGAAAGCGATTTACAAAATCATTGTTGGACAATATGGTATTATTTAATACGCCTTAAATCCAGTTGGAACGGTGTAGCTTAGAGTTTGACCTGTTCCGGATACGAATTGTGCAGTGGCAGCACCATTAGTAGTAGCAGAACCAAAAATGAAAGTAAGTCCAGTAGTAAAATTGACTCCAGATATATCTATACCCGCTCCAGTGCCGGGCCCACCGCCTGTGTTTGTGGAAGTGTCCCAAGTACCATCAACCCCAAACCATACCCTTTCAGCGGTCGTGTCATATGCCCACATTAGAGTATGTAGATTGCCATCGTCTATAGTGCTAACACTTGGATTGGTTCCGCTGTATGGGTAAAATCTAGGAGTATTTGCGTAAAACGTAATCCCAACATTACCTCCAGTATTGTAACCCAAAGTCCCAGCCTGTGCCATTGCTAAATCTCCTATACCGAACATCAGAACATTGTTGGGTGATGCCAAAGAAGAAGTTATGTCTAACTCTATATAATATTTTCCTAGTTTCAAACCTGTTGTCGGCACATAAGCAACTCCGTAAACTTCAGCCGAACCTCCAGAAGATATGTCTAACGCACCTGTTGTTGAATTTGCATTGATATCCATTCTTGACCCAGATCCGCCGGTGGAAACATTCATAGGAGTCGTAAATTCTAAAGTATATGTTGTAGATCTAGAAGTACTATGTAAACCGTCAGTCGCCTTATATCTTAAAGTGAAACTTCCGCTATTTGCTTCTACAGTACTAGGCGTGATAGTAAAAGCGTTACTAGATTGAGAAATAGTTGCTTGCGCTTGATTTGATGGATTAGTATCATATGAATATTCGATAGGAAATCCTTCGGGATCGCTTGCTACAACCGTTTGATTTGTTGCAGTTCCATCTATAGCTAAATCTGCTGTCGCTGGTGGTGCTGTTGTCCATTCTGGTACGGCGTTTGCGTCTGTATATACTCTATCCCATTCAGTGCCGTCCCAAACATAGACTGCCTTAGTGTCAGTCGCAAAACCAAAATCTCCAACAGTATTGTCACTTGAAGGAAATGTAGCAAGATTTGCATACTCAGTAACGGAAGAACCACCGCTCCCACCACTTATTGTATCCCACAACGTAGATGTAGAATTATAGGTATATA